TCAAATCTGTTTGGATTGATTCCATAATGTCTCATATACATGAGAACCTCTAGGATCGTGGGGTACAGCGAACTATCCGGCTCCTGTACCGTGTTTGTTATAATATTTACATTAGTATTACATATATCTTTATTTACATTAAAACATGAACTAGGCTATTTATTTACATGATTGGAGTCACAGCCTAGTGACAACAACCAGTGTTTGGTTGAGTGGGTGGCTAACCCCCCCTAAATAGGGGTATCTCACGAGGGAGATGCCTATGTACAAAGCCTCATTTAAACATAAGACCAAACACTTATATATACATGGGTAAACCAGTTGTACACACACAGCTTTGCTATGCCGTGGCGCCCAGGCTGTTTACTGGGAGAGTAGACTCAAAGTCTCTACTCCAGACTTACGAGTTCCTCGTCAACTAGATCTTCTCCAAGATATTTGTGACGCCAATAGGCGACACGTTTATCATAGGATATATCCAGTGCGGGGCACAAATGTTCGATTTCACACTTGCGAGCTACAGCTCGGAGTTTCTCTCTTCGGTCTTCGAAAATCTCTCTGCCATAGTAAAACCAGTCGTGCAAAGAGCTCTCTATATTTTGAGCACTGTGCATTTCCATTGTAAGTTCCTTGGAAAGAATATGGGCATGGAGTCTTTTGAAAATAGATTTCTCAGACAACAAACCGACTTTACAACCCAAATCTTCATTGAACTCACTTTTGCGCTTCAGGAAGTCCACATCCTTCTCCGTCAAGTAATGGACGGGAGTGGACTCTTTATCGGGCATCGTAAATTTCATGTCATGATCGGCTAACCATTTCGCATAAGTTATATGGGTAAAACCATCACAAGCTGCAGAGACTGTGCCAATAACATCATCACCATACGTCATGAATGAACAATTTTCTTTGAAATCCATATCAGGATATAAGGTGAAAAAGCATGATCTCAGCAGAATAGAATTCACGAGAGAATTGATAATGACTGTAAGATTCTGTCCAGACGGATTAGTACCAAACAATTGAATCAGATCTCCATTGTATGCAATCACAGGGTAAACTATTTCATGAACCACCATGCGCATTATATGAAGATCCTTTTCGGTATATCCATCACACATTGAAGCAATATCAATAAGTATATCAAAAGCTGCAATAGTTGCTTGAGCAGGCATTCGAGCATCATACTTGCTATAATCTCCAGCTAGCACTCGCTCTCTGCCTTTCGACATCGCTGCTTCCCAAAGTTCTTCCCATTCCAAGCCCTCCGCATTGACTCCAACTGCACATTCATAACGTACAGGATTCATCTGGATTATACGGACTATTGGTAGGAAGTACATGCGAACTAACAATTGTAGCATCACAGGGGCACATTGAAAAACTCTAACATCATCTTTAGTCAGTTTAGTCGCTTCATCCTTTAAACAAGCTTTCCACGGTACATATGATCTAACTCCTGATTCTAATACCTCTACCATACGTTCAAATTCTTCCCAAATTTCAGGGGTGAAAGTGCGTGGTTTTGAGATACCAGGATAATCTTCCGGGTTAAGTTCAATTATATATGGATGCTTGTTGCCAGACAAGGGTATTCCAGGGGAGGTGTTCATATTCATGGGATCCACGAATTTAACACCATCTATTCCACTAACGGTTTCAACTCTTGACAGGGGTTTAACTGCGAATAATTCAGGTATCATCTCTTTGATTTGTCGTGTAACTTTCTTGATGTCAACAACAGCCTTTTCCAATACACTTCCAATTGGAAGGCTAGGAATCGAGGCATGTTTTAACGTAGCCTGGAAAGGATATCTTCCCTTACCTTTCATTTTCGGAGGACCCCATTGTTGAGGAACCCCAAAGACTTCTTCGACGGCAGGTGAAATCAACGTTGGTACAACGCTACTCTTTGGTGTTGCTTTACCTAAAGTTTTGCCATACACATCGATACAAGCTCCTTCTGGTAAAAAGTTCACGGCGCTCTTGGGATGTATTTCTGCTCCTTGGAATATGTCTTTGCCAAATATTTGTTTAGTGAAGTCACCCATTTCAGGTTTCAGAGTACCACTAGAAGCGGACAAAACCACTCCATTGACCGAAGCTAATTCGTTAATTGCATAATTTGCTTGGTCTAGAGTAAGTGTGCCACAGCCTCCCGTGTTCTCTTTTCCTCCCAGATGAAATCCAAGAATAGTACAACCCTTCATGTCACTAATGACAGGGGACATACACATTCCAGCTTGTGTGATAATGGGGAGTTTATAATAAGATCCCCAAAACACCTTCTGGGTATGGGCTACGGGACCAGAACCTTGAAACAAAGTTGGATAACTCTTTAGTTCAGTTCCTTGTATTTCACGTGTCACCAAACGAGCAGGACATTTTCGCAATTCTTTATCTAAAGGCAAAAATTTCCTAAAATCCTTCATCGATCCTCCCCCTGTAATAAAACATAGGGTAAAATCGGTTCCAGGTATGTTCACTCGGAAAGACTTAGATATCTTGTCTCTGAAAGATCGTCCAACTTGACTCTCAATAGCCTTATAGCAACGAACTCCAATATCACGATCTCCATGGTAATCTATGAAGTGTGTAGGAACAAGTACAAAATTCGAAACTAAATAAAAGCCAAGAACGACTTTGTCCATGTCTGAAACAATTCCGATTAGATTGGTACGCATCGCAGCAGCCAAATCATCAGTAGTCGTGGTCTTGGATGGAATAGACATAGGCAATGGTACAGTTTTCGCGGCTAACCACGGGTTAACTGCATCATTCCTTTCATTAACTTCCTCTTGCGATTCTGGGTTCAAACCAGTATGCATATCCAAAACTTCAGGTTGCCAGTCTTCATTTAGTCCTTGACTAACCACCTGAACCTTCTCGGGCGAGTGTCTAGCTCGCATCGCTGCTAGAATAATTCCAATAGCACCGAGACCAATGATGGCGTACTTAGACTGCCATTGCTGGGTGTAGGTCTTCACAACATCACGTAACTCCAAAATGCGGGATCGAACCAACCTTTTATATGTCTGCATTGTAGCGCAAGTATACCAATACATGGATACAAGTGTACAAAACAACCAGAACAAACTCAAGAAAGGCACAACCCACATAAGGGTCATCATGATAAGTATTAGAAAACTATTTCCAGCTGCCAAAGATCTTTTGATATCTTCTCTCCAAAAGAAAAGGCCAAATTTCAAGACCTTCGGGTGGCAAATGTATCGCTCTGGTAAGAAATCGAGACGCTCCCACCAATCACAGATTCGCGAAGTGGTAATCATGGTCGAAGCAACACCATTTCTATAGTGTGCTTTGAGTTCTGATGCTCTTCGTGAAAAGAAATCGGTAAAGTCTTGACACATTGTCGGTTCAGTAGGAATTTGCGAAAGGTGTGTCTCACCATGTGTGATCTTCACTTCAGCCTCCCTGGTTATACCAGGAGTTCCACATGATAACTTTGATAGTTTTGTGGATTTTCGCTTTTTCCATTTGATTTCCGAACTTCTATTTTCTCCAGAGTGTGGGTCCAATATCATCCTTGAC